CGGCAGGCCTGGCAGGGGCGGCGGCGGCTGGGTCGGGGTGCTGTCGGTCAGCCGGGCAACCGCCTGGCGCAGGGGCAGATCAGGATAGAGCCTGGCTGCACACCAGCGCTCGGCATACCGCTTCGCCTGCCGGACGTTCGCGGCGCGGACTTGCTTCACATGCCACATCTTCTGGCCTTCCATCCATAGCCGGACCCCGGGCCCGCCATCGGGCGTGACGCTGGCCGTCTCCCGGCCGTTGTACCAGAGCGCCCAGCGCTCACCGGTCTGGACCCAGCCAGAGGGAATTGGGGCGGTGCGGAAGCCGTGGGAGGAATACATGGCAGGAAGGATACGGCCGGCGGTCGCAAAGGCTGCGACAAGGGATCGTTCACCGGCTGAACCGTTCGGGATCTCCCCCGGGCACGAGTGGCCGCAGCGCTTCAGGTTGGCCAGGACGAACGGCGTAGGAAATGAGGCAGCACCTGCTCTCGCCGAACTTCGCCGTCTCGATCCATGAAATCCCGCCAGCCCGTCGCTGATGCCGTTAACGGACCGCGAGGACCGAAGCCAGCGGCATCGAACAGGGCGAATGGCACCTAACGACACTCCGTGCGGTTACTATCCGGCCACCAGGGGAAAGGAGAGAATGATGACAATTAGCGACTGGATGATCGTCTGTGCGACGCTGGCCGGCCCCATCATTGCCGTTCAGGTACAAAAAGCCGTAGAAGCAGCGAGAGAGTCCCGCAACAGGAAGAACTGGGTATTCCACCAATTGATGTCGACCAGGGCCGCACGTGTCTCACCAGAACACGTACAAGCGCTGAATATGATCGACTTGGCATTTTACGGGAATGGAATCATAAGAAAAAGAACCGCCAGGGAACAGCTGGTTCTTGATCGCTGGAAAGAATATCACGACCACCTTGCCGACCACGAGTCCAGAGATCGCGATCAGATTGCGTGGTTTACACGGGGCGACGAGCTATTCGTTAACCTGCTTGAGCCGATTGCTAAAGATGTCGGTTACAGCTTTGATCGCGTTCAATTGCGGAAAGGCATCTACTCCCCTGAGGCTCACTCCCAGCTTGAGGCTGAGCAGCATAGACTTCGGCGCCTTGCAATAGACGTATTGAGCGGACAGCAGCCCCTGCAAATGAATGTCATAGGCTTCCCCGTAGATGACGACGCATTGAATGCCCAGTGCGAACTAACCAAGAAATTTGCCAGCACCATTGAAGATGGGCGATTGCAAATCGTAATGACTGGCCCGCAGCAAAACGCCCCCCAGCAAGAACCGGTTGAAGGCTGAATTTCAGTGAATAAGAAATACGTTCTAAAACAGAGAATAATCAATCCATGCACGCCCATTTACATCAGCGAAGAAAGATTCCACGCGCTAAATAGCGCAATGACCACGCTAATTGACGGACTTTCTTTTGAGCAAAAATACGAACTGCTACTTGGAAATTTTATGGCACTCGAACTTGAAATGACCGAGATTTGTCTAAATTTGCAAGTGATGCCCACATATAGCTATAAAAGCTCGTCCGCACTGATTGAGAAAGTAAATCGCTGCTTGGTTAACCTTCTCACATCAATGCGCGGATATTCTGACCAAGTAGTGCAAGACTTCAAACACCTCGCACCATCTTTGAATTTTAAGGATGCCGCAAAGAACAAGCTAAGCAACCTCTGGGATACGAGCGCTGACTATAAGCTCATGTATGCACTTCGCAATCATGTTCAGCATAAGGCCACCGCAGTACACGGATTTTCAGGAAATGATATGAGCGTCAGCGAGAGCGAGTCTTGGGTATCCAGAACTATGTTCACGCTCACCAAGGAAACATTAGAAGCTGATAAGGACTTCAAGAAATCTGCACTTGAGAACCAGCCAGATAAGATTGATGTACGGAGGTTGGCACGCGCTAGCGTGAGGGGACTAGGGGCAGTACACATGCAATTGAGGGATATCGTCCAACCTTCTATCGAGGCCGCTCGGACGCTAGTGGAAGGTGCGATCGCAGGGTATCTTTCCGCCGGAAATAGCTCAGCAGCAGGCTTAACAATCGGAGTAGATGACGGCACCAAATCGGCAAGACATATAATGCTTGACTGGGATGACGTCAGAATTGACCTCGCACTCAAGAACATGAGGCCGCCATCTCTGTGGCCTAGCCGCCGCCCTGGCGAGCCAAGACCTGAAGACGTACGCCGTCAACGCGATGAAGCCGGCCACTCAGTTGCACAGGCAGCGAAGCTGATTTTTGTCTCCGAGCAGAGATGGAGAGATTATGAAGAAGGCCTACCAATGCCCAAGGGCCTTTTCCAGCTCTATCAGATTAAGGCCGGACTCCATCCGTCCCACCACCTAGTCTAAAGTTCTCGCCCGCCATGATGAAGCCATAGATCTTTGGAAGTGCACATTTTCACAACGATCGGAAACGATATCCTGATCGCATGTGCGGAAGATTCGTCCAGCTCCCCGTGATCGACTTCGGCCAGCCGGGGCTGGCTGACCTCGCCCCCGGCCTGGCCGAGATCCAGGCTAGCTACAACCTGGCGCCTACACAGCGTGCATCGGTGATCCTGGATCGCGGCGAAGGTCGGCAGGTAACCCGGCTGGCATGGGGTCTGCTGCCGTTCTGGGCCAAGACCAAAGGCCTGCAGGGCTCGACCATCAATGCCCGTATCGAAACGGTGGCCACCAAGCCTGCCTTCCGCTCGGCGTTCAAGAAGCGCCGGTGCGTGATCCCGATGGTCGGCTACTACGAGTGGTCGGTCAGCCCCGAGGACGGAAAGAAAGACCCCTGGTTCATCCACGCCGCCGAGCCGTTGCTGGCCGCCGGCCTGTGGGAGGACACCAGCCCCCTGCTACCCGACGGCAACCTGGGCACGTTCACCATCATCACCGGCGACAGCAGCGGCGTCTCGGCCGACATCCACGATCGCATGCCGGTCTGGCTGCAGGCCGGCCAGATCGATGAATGGATGGCCGCTAGCGCCGACGATGCAATGGCCATGCTACTGGCAAGCTCGCCTCCATCCATGGAGGCGTACAGGGTCAGTCGCGCGGTCAACACGCCACGCAACAATCGCGATGACCTACTCCAGCAAGTTGCGTGATGCCTACAGCAGGGTGGCCTGGCTGTCGTCCCAGCTCTTGATGATCAACTCTCCGAACTTCTTCCCTCTCCCCTGCCCGCCGCCAATGGTGTAGTCGAGCTGCAGCGGCACCAGGTCGAAGCCAGCGAAGACCTCGCGGATCTCAGGATGGTCGTTGATCGAGACCACGAAGCGGCCGGCCGAGGTGCGCATCAGCTCGGCCATCGCCTCGTACTCAGCAAACGGGAACTCAACGCCATAACCCTCCGTCTCCCAGTACGGCGGATCCAGATAGAAGAGCGTCCCCGGGCGATCGTAGCGCCGCACGCACTCCTGCCACGGCAGGCACTCGATCACGGTATTCGCCAGGCGGAGATGCACAGCACTCAACTCCTCCTCGATTCGAAGAAGGTTTAATCGTGGACCGCCAGCGGTAACCACGCCGAACGACTGCCCCTGCACCTTGCCACCAAAGGCGAGCTTCTGCAGGTAATAGAAGCGGGCGGCGCGCTGGATGTCGGTCAGGGTCTCCGGCCGCTCCATCTGCGCCCACTCGAACATCTGGCGCGACACCAGCGACCAGCGGAACATCCGTACGAACTCGTCCAGGTGGTGGCGCACACACCGGTACAGGGACACCAGCTCGCCGTTGATGTCGTTGAGCACTTCCATCTGTGCTGGGTACGGCCGCATAAGCAGCGACGCGGCGCCACCGGCGAACGCCTCGACGTAGCATTCATGGATTGGGAAGTGCGGATAGAGGTGCTTCAGTAGGCGGCGCTTGCCGCCCGGCCAGGAGATGATGGGCTTGGGCATGGGTTCTCAGTATTTGCGATAGGGGGAGCCGACAATCCCGCCGCTCTCGCGAGGGCGGCAGGGCCACGGCCAATGCCAGGTGCTGAGATCACCTGTGTTGCGGCGCTGCCTGGATGCTTGCCGGCATCCGGGCAGCGCCCTGCTTCGTCAGACGACTACTTCTACCAACGGGAGATTGGGCGCGGCTTCCAGCAGTCGGCCACCACTGACCCAAACGTTGTACGGAATAGGCTGCTGCAGCTGACCGAACGCACGCATCTGCGCGCCGTCATAGGTTGTCAGGCTACTGGTGCCATCTGCATTGTGTGCAGTGACCGTTGCCAACAATCGCGGCCGTCCGCTGACGAGTTCGCCGAATTGATCCCACAAATCAGTCCGCATCGGTGAAATGCCTCTCCAGAGTTGCTGTCTGCTCGATCACGACAGCCTGTTGATCCACGAGGACCTCAATACGGATCGACTCGCATTGGCCGTGCCAGGTTCCTTCAGAACTCAGCACCTGCACCAAGTCCAGCGGCAAGATCACCCCGATCTCCCCCGCCTTCAGCGGCCTCGGGAAAAGCGGCACCGTCAGGTCCACCGCCGCCTGCTCACCGCGATCGCAGAGGATGTTGCGCCCCCTCTCAGCTGCGGCAGCAGCGACGTTGATCAAGGGGCTACTTACCTGCTGCGCGAAGAGCTGCCCCGCCTCCCCGCCCTTTCGTACCTTGCAGGTAACTCCCTTCCCGGCCAGCTCTCCCGTGACCACCACTGCGTCATACAGGGGCGCACTGCGCATCTGCAGGCTTTCGGTCAGAACAATGTCCTCCTGCAGCACGTGATCCGGCGTTGTCTCCCGCCACAGCCATGGGCTAGCCGGGTAGCTGGCGCGGACAACCAGGGCCAGGTCCGAGGGATGGGACTGCACGACCCCGCCACTCGCACCAGCGAGCGCACTGATGGCATCCAGTGGTGTGCTTGCGTCATAGAACCAAGCGCCAGGCGGGACCGGCCAATCCACTGTTTGGTAGTCGCTGGCAAATCCGGTATCAACCAACTCTTCGGCCACAAGCTGAGCCATGCTGCGCTCTTCCGTCGTGGCTTTGACGCGAGCCGGAGCGTAAGGCGGTGCCAGCAGTGCTGTCCTTGAACGCCCACTCAAACGCACACCGCCCCCAGCAAACTCGCGCTGTTTCTGGAAGCTCTCGATGATGCCCGTCCAGACGTAGCCGTTCAGTACCAACTCGAACTGTCCCGGGCCCGAGGCTGTGGGCTTGAGCAGCCCCAGCTGATCGGCATCGGCCAGCTCGATGTCAAAGGTCCAGCCCCAAGCCGAACGGCCCGCACTGAGAGAGACGCGAGCCAACTCGATCGGCACCCGATCAGGAAGCCGCACAAATGAAACCTCATTGATCACGACGTAGGTCCTACGTTGGGGGCGCACCACATAGCACGCCGAGATACCAAGATTCAGGGGAGCCAGACCAGGCACGCCAACCACGGCGCAACCGAGGTTGAGGCCGACCCGGTTGCCGGGCGGGAACGTGGGATCTGGATCAGGGTCGGGCCCCGGGCCAGGCGTTGGGCGGACACCCCAAGGAACTCGCCGCGCTGAGCCCCAAGGCAACCGGAACGCGCTTCGGCTGGCGACTGGATTTGTCCACGCTATCGCGCGACCGGCGTTGGCCGGGGGAAGGCGACTGCCCCATAGCAACCCGCGAGAGCTCTCCTCGACTGCAAGCCAGCGAATAGGCAACGCGGTCGTTCGTGTCATACGGCGCATAGAGGAATGCCACGCGTACAGGGCTTGGCGGTTTGCAAGGGGAAGGGTGCCCCACCCCGCTCGCCACTTGCCACCAACCGGTGCCATGCCGGTTCGCCACACAAACCCCGTCTCTCCTTGGATCAAACCGCTCATTCCCCAACCGACAGCAATCTCTCGCCGGACTTGAGGCGACTTAGCCCACCACTGACGGGCAACCACATCGACGGCGCTTGACCGTTGCCACTGGATCGAAGACAGCCGGCCAAGCCGACCAGCAGGCGCCCAGGCCAGTGCAGCAGCCTGGCGGATTCCCCGGATGACCGGCTCCGGAGCATCATCGTCCCAGTACACCCCAAGGTTGAGCCCAGCATGTCGCGCGTCCGCCCCGACGAGGGGACCCAGATTCAGCCGCAGGCGCAAAGGAGTAGGGTCGGCCATCAGCTTTCGACGTAGGGCTGAACCCAATCCTGGATCGCGGAGTTCACGCCGCCGGTGGTATCGATCCCGATGACCATGAAGCGGCAATCCGGCGAGAGCCCAGTCACGAGCCACTGACCATTGGCGTCGCTCATCACCGAAGCGCAGCAAGCCAATGTATTGCGTTCAATTACCAGTACCCTGCCGCGAAACGGCTGATTGAGCTTGCGCAACCTGCCGTCCACACCCTCAGCATCAGGCGCCATACCGCCAATGATTCCACGGCCACACACGTCGACCGGCCTCGACACGAGCATGTTCAGTCCTAGCGCATTCATTCTCCCCACCCTCCGCTGATACGAACCAGTACCACGCCTCGCCAAGTAGTGCCCGTATCAATGTTGCATGCACGATTCGTCCGCACCGCCATGACGCGGTCCGTCACTGCACCATTGAGACCCTCGATGATCTGCCCATCCAGTAGATAATCTGTCCCAGCGATGTTCTGCATGGGCGCTAGCAGACCAGGGAGTTCACCACGCGGACCGTAGGCGATGCTCGTAAAGCGCGCCGGCTCATAGACCAGCCCCTGATTGATGCCACTTGGATACGCGCCACCGCCGGTTCCGCCAAACATCGTCCCTGGCTGCAGCGCGCCGAAATGTGCGCACGGAACCGCCCCGACAGCGCCGGTATGAGCCCTGGCGATAAACAGGCTGCACGATGTCGAGTCTGGTGCGTAGTCATAACGAAACCAGGTCAGTAGATAAGCATTATCCGAATAACCACCCGTCCATGAGCTCGTGTTCACACAAGAAACAACGAAATTGTGCGCGTCTCCCGGCTTGTAACTGATGCAATCGCCAGCAAACCAGCAGAACAGGCTTCCGGCGCCTCTGGTGTCAACGAACAAGTACACGAACCGCTCGTTCGCGATCACTCTCCAACGCCTTGCAACGGAGTCAAGAGTTGTAGATTTTGGTAGCAGGATGCCATTTGCACGATGAGCAATAGTTGGAACGGGATTGCTTCCGGCCACTGCGGAAGTCATCGCTTCATATCCCCTAGCCCATCCATGTCGGGCGTTGCCAACAGACGCCGTGTCATCGATCTGCAGGTAGTAGCCACTACCGGTGGTCAAACTGCCCCGGTAAGCCCGAACATTCGGGGCGCTAAAGACACGGCTCCAGCCGGCCCCGCTCTTACGTTCTGCTCCAACCCCATATCCATCGACCAGCACGGCATCTAGGAGCGCAGTCAGACTACCGACCTGACCGGTAAGCTGTGGTGCTCCCGGATCGGTGCTTTCGTAAACGGTGGGTACAAGACTCATAGATGGTTACTCGCTTGGAATATTGCCAATGACTTGGAAACGGGTGGAGTCGGTCGCGCCCTCCGGCGTGCCAGGCAACGTCGTGCGCATCATCCATACCGGCGCCAAACCACCCACGGTGTTGAAACGAACGACGTTGTTCGTAGACCACCCGGTTCCCCAACCCTCCTTCTTCATCACGAAGTACGGTTGCCCGGTGCGAGGATTGATGGGCGCAAGATCCGTGGTGGTGTTTCCGGCAGAGATCGTGCCGACCGTCTCACCGATCACCTCAAACTGGGTTGCACTGGTAAACCGCACCGCCCAACGCTCGGTGATCGCGTCCTTGTTCGTCACGGCGAGCGGATAGTCCGTGTCGTTGTAGGTGCCCGGCGCAACACTGCCGCTCGGGGAATCGGCCCACACATTGGTCCATGCAGCCTGGTCGAACAGACTCACCACACGCGCCTGCAGGTCCAGCGACCCGTTGGCCTCGCCCAAGCGCAGTGCGGTGCTGATCATCGCCTCGCCTACGGGATAGTCGTGCGTCAGGGAGGTGTTGATCTCGATCTCGCCGGTGATCTGAGGCTGGACCACCAAGCGCCGGTCCTCGACGCGCTCGCTGATCGTCAGTGGCAGCGTGTACGCGGCCAGGTTCAGCGGGTCACTGAAGCGCAGATTGCCAACGTCCAGATCCGCCGTGAACCATGCGGCGTCGACCGGACGCCCCGCCGCGTCACGTACTTCGATGCCCGCTATCCTGCCGCGACCAAAGGTGACCAACTGTCCCGCTTGCGGCGAGGGCACCACGTGCTTCGCCGTGTGGTGGATCAGCACGGTCTGCCCCGGCTTGAACGCCGGCGCACGGCCGTCGCTGGGCAGACGCACAGATGACAAGCCGATCACCACCTCCGACAGCGGAATCGATCGATACACGACCGCGCCCATATAGATCGTGCCCGGCAGCACGAGCGTCGGTCTCCAGACCTGATCCCCCTCAACCTGATCGGGATCAAACCAAGGCTTGCCCTCGTTCCCGGCCACGGGCACCAGCTGGCCGAACTGAACCTTGACCACACCACTTTCCCAATCGACCTTGCCACGAATTTCCGCAGCCGACAGCACACCATTGATATCCGCAGTCACCGTGAGCAACTCACCATCGATGCGGGTCGCGCGCAGCGTGAACATGCCAGGGCGCAGCGGTGAACCGGGCGCACGGAAGAAGCTGACGGCCACGCCCGGGTCGGCGATCCGGGTCAGCAGGGATTGGATCTGGACAGTGTTCTCGCCGCCTGCCAGCCACTGCACCAGGTTCACCACACCCGCCGCGTAGTCGATCGTGCCTGCGTAGATGCCCGAGCCGGTGGCGGGATCGATGGAGTGATACAGACCGCCGCTACGGTCTACGTACGTTCGCCCACGGAATGCGAAGCGGACGCTGCCCGGAACGATGCTGTCGCTGATCGTCGGGGTGAGCTGCAGCTGGACCGCAGGCAGCGGCATGGCCTCCTGCGCAGACTGGGCGGCCTCGCCGGCGAGCATCCAACCGGCTGAAACGATACTGCCGGCGGAGAACTGCGCCAGCACGTCTAGGCGCTCGTAGCCAACCACCTTCAGACGCCCGGAGCGGATCTCGTACACGGGATAGGAAACCTGACGGACCATGAACTTCCCCGCCTGCAGCGAGACCGCGCCCGTGCTGTAGTTCACGGCGCCCAGCACTGTGCTGAAGGCCGTATCCCCAACCGAAACGCCCACCAGGTTGCCTGCGCCATCATCCTTGGCGATAACCCGCATCGCCTGAGGGGCCGACGACAGGTCATCGCGATCGCGCCGCACACTCACAAGCCAGTCGAGAAGCACTGTGCCCTGCCTCACCGGTCCCTGCGGCAGGGTGAACGAGACGATCCCGGCCGCGTCCGGAACAGGCTGCGGCGCTGCGTGGAGCGGCTGCCCCCAGTCGTAGGCGATCGAAAGCTGACTGTCCGCATCAGGCAGACTCAGCGGCCGGAGCGAGATCTCGCCGGTCGAGTAGCTGATCTGTCCACGAACCTGCCCGCCGATCAGCAAGCCGCCGTTCCCGTTGTCGGTGACCGCCACATTGGCACCGCCAACTCGCAGCGTCAGCTGCACCGTCCCGGGAACCGCCGAGCCCTCTCCCAGCACAAAGCGGAGCGCCGGCGGCAGGATGGCGGTATCGCCGACCCGGGCTTCCGCGATGATGGGCGTGCCCCAGTTGGAGATGATGCTGCTCTTCAGATCCGGCAGCGCGCCGGCGGTTACCACGACAGAGCCGGTCTGGTAGTTGATGGTTCCGGTGCCTTGACCAGGCTTGCCGAGCAGACGGCCGCGGCCGTTGTCGGTGAGCCTGATCCAGCGGCCCAAGGCGCGGTAGTCGACCACCACCGTACCCGGGGCGGGCAGCGGGGTCAGCTGGAACAGCCAGACCATGCCCTGGTTGTTCTGCGTCACCTCAATCTCATCGGTGAATCCCTGCATGGGGATGGAGCCCGCAGGGGACGCGGTGATGCTGACACTGGTACTGCCGACACCGCTCGCGTGCGACAACGCTACGACCCCGCTCTGATAGTCGACCGTACCGCTCCAGGGCGTCGCCACGGTGGAGGCGAGCCCGCCCGTACCGTCGTCGGTGAGTTCGACACTGCCTGCAACCACCCTTACTGCGCCCACCACCAACCCGGCACCGAGGTATCGGCTGACCGGCACGCCAGCAGCGAAGCTGGCACTGAAGTTCTGGCCGAGGCTGCCGGCAGGGCCGGACGGGACCTGGCTGATGGTGCCCATGCCGGCCAGCACGTCACTGACCGGGGTTTCGGCCGTGGAGGTAGGAACGATGGAGACGTACGGGGTATCGACCTGCACAGCCAGATCGCCCGGTTTCCCAGCGACGGTGAGGCGCTTGACGCTGTGATAGCTGGTCGCCTCCACCACGTTGGTCTCGTAGATCCTGGTCGCGGGCTTGGTGGCCGAGTACCGCACCACCTCCTGGCCGTAGAAATCGCGCAGCAACGCGTTCACCAGCTCGATCACCAAGACGTCCCGCTCAAATGCCCCTTGGTCATCGGTAAAAGTCCGTGTCGTACGGGAAAGCACGCCTTTGACCCGCACGTATTGTTCGGCTGGATCGTGCCCGGAGCTGGCGAGGGTCAGCAACGAGAAGTTGTCATTGATGTCGGGGCTCGGCGCGTCCTTCATCGCGTAGACCTGGATCGTCATCTGGCCGCTGAACTGGTTGCCGAGCAGTACAAAGCGGGACTCCGTGCCGCGCGTGATGTAGCTCTCCACGCGGTTCTTGGCATCAAGGCGCACGTCACTGTAAGAGCCCGTGGCAAACATCGTGACGGTCACGCGGGGGTCTGCCGGAGGATCGATCAGCACCGCGATCGCGTCCTTCAGGACGTCCGGTGCGGGCGTATCCACATGGACAAACATCTTGCGGAGAGTAGTTCGGCCTGTCGTCCGCTCTTCATCACCGATATCCGGAAAGAGGTTGTTCATCGCCCCGTCAACGATTTCGGTCTGAACCATGCGGCCACCGCCGTCAGGGTTATCGGTCAAGCGCTGCGACTGCCGCAGCTTGATATCGGTAGCAAGAATCGTCATGGATTACACCGTCATGAGGCGAAGGGTGATGGAGAAGAGATCCGCATCAAGCGCGGGGACAGCAAAGCGTGTGGGGTCGACTTCGATGGCCGGTCCATCGGTGCGGCGCCATCTCACCTGGAACGACCGCTCGCCGCTGTTGTGGGCCGGCATGAGCAGATCCAGCGGCGCCAGGCGGGCCTCGCTCTCACTGGCCTGCAGCGCCCGCAGCACGGGGAGACTTACGACACCGACGTAGGCGGTACCGTCCCGGGTTGTCTGAAGCGTGATCGGCCGCCCGGCCTGTCGCGCAGACTCTTGGACGATCAAGGCACCCGTCAGGCTTGTACGCGCCTGCTGCCCAACCTTCCAGGCCGTGAACTCATCGGTCCACTGGAGGTCAGCCGGCAGGTCGATTCCAGCAAGAACGATGCGGGTCATCAGCTACGCCCCCGAACGGAAACGGCCCTGCTTTGCTGAACCTGCCGCAGGACCAACGGAGCGACGAGGCCCGCGAGGCGCTGCGCTTGCTGCACTTCGGCTGCGGTGGCGCCGGCCACCACTTCCTTCGAAGGCAGCTTCCAGTCAATGACGATGACCTGTTCATTGCTGCCGTTGCTGCCGATACGGGCGGCGTCCGCCCTCGCCTGCGCCTCTGCCTCAGCTTCAGCCTGCTTGCGGCGCTCGGCGAGCGCGGCGGCGGCCTCCTGGTCTCGCTGCTGCCGCTGCCGCATGACCTGGGCCTCCAGCTGCGCCACCTCTGCGATTTCGCCCTTGCCCACGTAATCGAACTGCCCGGCCAGTCGCTCCTTCGCTGCTTTGGAAAGCTCGTCCTCCGCCTCGGCGGTCGCCTGAAGCTCTGCCTTGTACTCGGCCAGCTGTTTGCGCTGGTCAGTAACCCGGTTCAGCGCATTTGCAAACTGCACAAGCGGGTTGGGGCCGCTGAGCTTGCGCATTGCCTGCAACGCCGATTCGGAGACCTCGCCAATGCTGAACGCCATTCCTTGCGCAGCTGCCCCGGCCTGCCCCATCTGCTTGCCCATTCGTTCGGAGCTACTCCCTACCCGGTCAACCTGGTCCGCCGCACCTCCCGCGCTCTCGCGCACCTCCTCCAGCCGCTCGCGGCTGCGGCTGGCACCGTCCTGCAGCTGCCGCATTGCCACGTCGCTCACGTCGCCCAGCCGCTGCATGCTGCGCTCGGTGTCGTAGATCGACTCCTGAACCGCGAGCTGGCTGTCGACGTTGTCCCGGCGCCACTGGTCACTGTCTGCGGCTGCAGCACGGGTTGCGTCCGCATATGCACGGAAGGCGCGACGAACGTCTTCCACAGAGGCCTTGCCGCGCGCCGCGCCGTCACGGATCGCTTCGAAGGCGCTCTTGGCGGCGTCGCGCGTTGCATTGAGCGACGCCTGGGACTGGATGCCAAGCCTGGCAAACTCGTCAGCCAGCGGGTCAATGGCAACCTGAATCTCGCGAATGCGAGCGTTCAGCGCGGCGGCCGAACGTGCGGCCGCATCGAAGCCGACCTTACCCTGCCGCCCTGCCGATTCCAGCAGCGCGCCCAGTGTGCGTGCTTCGTCCAGCGTCGCGACCTTGCCAAGCGCTGCCTTGAAGGCCGTCTCGATTTGGACGCCGGTCGCGATCGCGCTCTCAGCCACCGCACCGAAAGCGGCGATCGCATCCTTACCACCAGCGCTGAAGCTGACGCCCATGCGCGATGCGGAAACACCAAGCCGCTCCATTGCAGTAACAAGCGTGGTCTGCAGCACGGCGGCGGCATTGGTGGCGCCTTGCGGCATTGCCTCAAACGCCGATTGGGCCGATGCCTGGAAGCGGAGCAGCTCCTCCCCGGAGAGCTTCTTCAGCGTCTCCAGCAACCCATCGCGCACATTGCGCTCTGCGGCAGCGCCTTGGGAGGCGATGTAGCCCAACGCCGCTCCGACCGCCTCCAGGCTCGCCGTGTCCGCAAAGTTGAGCCCTTCGAACACCTTGCCGATCGATTCCTTCGCGAGCTTGGCGTTCCCGTCGATCCCCGCCAACTGCTGCACCACAAGCTGTGCTGCCGGGCCGATGCCGTTCGTCAGCGCGTCCGCAGCAGTCTGGACGCCACTCCGGAGCGCCGCAAAGCCCGTCGACACCTCCAGCAACTTCTGTGTGACCTGGCCCAGCTGCTGCAGCTGCTCAGCCGTCGCGACGCCGGCCTTCTGCTGCATCAGCAGGAAGCCTTCCTGCGCCGTGAGGTACTGCTCCAGACCGGACAGGCGCTTCTCGTAAGCCTGCCGCTCCGCCTCGCCAAGCTTGGCGACTTCCTCGGCTGACTTGATAACCACGTCACGGTATGCGACGAAGGACACTGCCTGTTCACGCAGTTGCAGCGCCGAATCGCGGACCTGGCTGATGTAAGCGCGCTGCGCTTCACCGGCACGCTTCAGCGCCGGGTCGTGCTGCTTCCAAATGTCCTGCGCCACGGTCTTGAGGACATCCAGACCGCCCATCGCCGCTTCGAGCCCCAGGACGGCGACAGTAATGGGGACTGCCTTCGGCAAACCGCGCAGCAACGCACCGAACCGACCGATTCCCCGGCTGCCGCTTGCGACCGCTGCATTGTTGGCAATCTGCGCGTTCGTGGTTGCGATCAGCGCGGCGCGCCACGCGTTCAGCTGGATCAGGGCCCCCACGATCTTGAACTGCGCGTATGCGGCAGCCATCAGGCCGATCACGCGAGCGTGGTCCACAACCCACTGCGTCGTGCCCTTCACCGCTTCGGCCATGGTGATGATGGCCTGGGCGGTCTGCTTGGCCCAGCGCGATAGGCTGCCATCGGCGGCCAATCGATCCAGCGTGGTCAGCAGGGTGGTGAGCTGTTCCTTAAAGTAGGTCAGCACCCCCTGATCTGCGACCTCCTGCTTCCAATCCTTGAAGCGATCGGTGGCGGTCTTCCACAGGCCGGCGATGGTGCCCACCTTGGCCGCTGCAGCCGCACCACCATACGACTCGGCCAGCAGGTCGAGAATGATCGCCTGAGCCTTAGCCACCTGGCCGGTCGCTTCCAGACTCTTGATCAGCGACTTCTGGCTGTCATCCAGCGTGAAGCCTTGCTTGCTCAGGCTCTCCATTGCCTTCGACGGCGTCTGCAGAGCCTTGCCTACGACCTCGGCAGACTGCTCCAGCGACATGCCCAGCCGCTGGGCCTGGTCGATGGTGATCTGCATCGCTGCCGGGAACTGCTCGCCCACGATGTTGGTGTAGGACAGCAGACGCACCTGGGCAGCGCTGATCTGCCCATCGTCAAACAGCCCACTCTGAAGCTGCTGGCGCATGGCGGCCAGGCTCTGCGCGGTGAACTCACTGGTGCGCCCGGTGGCGTGCAAGGCCGCTTCCAGCTGAGCCAGTTCCTGCTCAGCGTCGCTGCCCTCCTTCACGATGGCCTTGATGCCATCAACCACTCGGTTCAGGCCGACGAACGCGATCGCACCAGCGGCAACCGCCTTGAGCTTGCCGAACCAGCTGACCGTGCTCTCCGTGGCGTTTGCCAAGTCGCCGCTGCCGGCGGCGGCATCAGCGGCGCGCTCCCTGTATTCAGCCAACGACTTCGCGGCCGCCTTGCTGGTAGTAGCCTGCTTGCGGAAGGCAGCCTCGCCTTCCTCGATCTGCTGCTTGCGCCGACGCCCCGCCTCGGCCTCTGCCGCAGCGGCCCGAGCCTGCTCAGTGAGCGCTGCCGCGCTGCGGGTCGCCTCGATACGCAGGCGCTGCTGGTGATCGGCCAGGTTCGCGGTGTTGACGCCGAGCGAAGAAAGCTCGTCGTCGGCTTTGCCTACGGCGTCCCATTGCTCGTTGAGCGCCTTTTTCAGGCGCTCGCCTTCCTTACGTAGATCGCGCTGGGCAGCCAGCACCTCGCGGGAAGGCTTCTCCATCTCCGCGATGCCGAGGCTGAGCGCCAGCGCGGCCTTCTGATTGTCATCAAACTGCTTTTCCAGCTCCGCGAGATCGGCCAGCATGCCGTCGAAGGCATCCGCTTTCGCCGCCGCCTCGTTCAGCCCAGTAAGCGAGTCGAGCAGCTTCGTCGCCTTGCCAGCGGTCTCGACCGAGACATCCCCCAGATCGCCAAACGCCGCACGCAGTTCATCCACGCCCTCGCGGCCCTGCGTTTCGATGACGACCCGAATTGCTTCTTCCAGCCGATCAGCCATTGGAGCTTCCATTGACGCGCCACTGGCGGCGCAGTTCTGTCAGGTAGGTGGTGTGGAAACGCTCGATCAGCCGGCGACGGGCCTCCAGGGCGCGGCTGTTGCCATCAGCACCCGAGAGCATCTCGAACGGGCTGGGCCCACGGAGGATGCGAACGGGGCCACGGCCGTGGCGCTTCTGCTGCGCCCGATCCCAGCTACGCACCCGGATGGCCCTGCGGCCCTTGATCGTCGCAATGAAGGCGCCGTCGTAGGTCTTCGACTCGCCCACGCCAACGCCGGCCGTGGCACCTCGGGATTTGCGACCGGCCCAGCGACCACCGAACTCGATCAGCGAGATCTGCCGCGTGCTGGCCCAGATCGAAAGGAAGTCGTCCCTGCCACGCTTGCCAGTGCTGTAGCCGCGCTCGCCCGTTTCCACGCGATATTTCCCGCGCAACGCAGAGGCGCGGATGTTGTAAGAGGCACGGACCTCCTGAGCAGTAGCTGGCCCAGCCCGGCGCTGCAGACCGACAAACGCCCGCTGCACCGATAGGTCGTACCGATTCAGCACCGCGCCGGCCAGGTCGGTCAGGCCATGGAAGCCTTTTGCCCGCCGGCCGCTGACGTAGTACTTCAGCAGGTTGTTGTTGCGATTGGACGCCACTGTGCCTTTCCAGTTTCAGACCGGGAGGGCGCCCTTCCGGCGCCCTCCCCTCGCCGGGGTCACCGACACGCTCAGCCCGCCGACTGCGCGGCGATCTTGAAGGTGTAGAGATCGGCCTCGCCGGCCTGGAAGATCACCGGGCCGGTCAGGGTCACCTGAATCGGCTCATCGCTGAACCAGTCCACGTCGCCATCAACGGTCAGGTCGACGTTCGGGATAGTCAGCAGGCCTTCGTCGCCGCTGATGCGGTCCTGCATGTCGCCCAGGATCTGGAAGGACTTGCTCGGCGTGGTGCCGCCGCTGATGGCGGTTTCCAGATATGCGTCGTACTTGTAGTTCGCCACGACGGTATCGCCAGCCTGCAGTTGGCCGCCGGACTTCGGAATCAGCAGGCCATGCGCCGAGTCGAGGGTGTAATCCGTGCCCTTGACCAAGTCGACCACGCCCTTCTTGAATGCCGGCTCGATATCGGCCAGAAGGAAGCTGTGCGGCAGCTTCACCGGTGTGTCCACGCTAGCCACAGTCACGGAAACGTCCGTCGCGGTGCCGGCGGCGACCTGGGTGGCCACCAGCGTGCCGTACAGCATGCGGGCCAGGATGGCCGGCGGCACTTCCAGCGAGGTGATCGAGACGCTGGTGACACCAGGGTTGGAATCCTTGTGGATGATTTGCTGATAGCGCGCGTCGCGGCGTTTGCTCTTGATCTCCACCGAGTCGCCGGCTTCGTAGCTGAACGTCAGCGACGACTGCTCCAGCGGCTGGTTGCCGAACTTGTCGGCCGGCTCCGGGATGACGGGAATACGGGCGCCGTTCGCGCCGTGCTCCCAGAAACGCAGATCGCCTGCGAACTTGCGGACTTTGGGCTGTGCCATGGTGGTGCTGCTCCTACAGGTTGGGGACGGGCTCAAAGGTCTCGGTCAGACCAGCCCGCGCGGTGATCTGAGCGACGACGGCGGAATGCCCTGCGTCGTCTTCCAGGGTTGCCATCTGGCTTTGAAGCAACTCAAATTTGGTAATGCCCTTTGGCAGCAGCTTGTCGTTGAAGGTCAACACGCGAATCAGGTCGTACCTGGCGCGGTGCACGAGCAGCCGAGGGTTCACCGCACCGCTCTCTCGCGGCACCTCAAACTCAATCGTGACCGAGGCGTCGGAGTTGACCTGGGCAGACCCACCGCCGGTGCGCGACAGCTGTTGGACCGAAATGAGCGTGGCTGGTCCCGACTGCTCCTCATCCAGCTCGGCATCGTCGACCACGATCAGTCCCGAGCCTATGTCGGTGAGGAATCCGGCGCTGGCTCGGATCATCTGCACTCGACCGCGCAAGAACTCGACCAACTGCCAGGAAAGAGGTTCGGGCCGCTCAACCACGACGCACCAGCCACCGGCTGCGGGAGCCGTCGTCACTGAGCTTCTTCATGTTCACGAAGACTTCGCCAGCGACCTCGATGCGATCGCCCGGCTCAACCTCGACATCGGCTCGCAGGTATGCGACTTCCACGCGCCCGGAAACGAACTGACGCAGCTCACCGATGGTCTCCACATCGCGGTCGACGTAGACCCGCACGCCATCGGTCACGGCTCCGCTCTTCTCCGACGTCACCCTCGCAGTCGAGACCATGCCGGCGAGGGAAAATGCGCCGTGGATGGTCGCATCCATTTCACGCAGGAAATCCAGCTCGCTCATCGAGTACCTCCCGAACACAGCAGCGCATAGGCCTGAAGCCCCCTCACTTGGGCGTCGCACTGGGCGGCGGCGCCAACAGCTCGGCCCGCACTCTCAATTCGGTCGTCGGCTCGACCATCAGGCTGGCTGGCGGCAGCGGCGGCTGCGGACAGCTCGGCGGTGGCGACGGTCGCTTGCCAGCGCTGGTGCAGGCGCTGGTTGCCAGCGCGAAGATCAGCGATAAGGCGATCAGAGGCTTTCTGTGCATCGTCCTTTTCCTTTTCATATGTGGCAGCCAGATGATTGGCTGCTTGAGCGCTTGCGCGTTCCGCTGCAAGCACGTCATTCGCCTCGGCCAGTGCCGTCATGGCGGCATCACGCTCATCGCGAGCCTTGTCTCGGGCAGCGGAGGCGACGTCGGCAGCCCGGTGCGCTTGGGCAACCGAACCCCTTTGCCAGATGGCCAGGACGCTCAAGCCAAGCAGCAGCGCCAAAAGCACCCGATTCATGCCACAGGCTCCTCGACGGGAGGGACGACCACTCCCAACTGCTTGAGCGCGGACTCCAGCGAGATGACGCGAAGCCTCAGCCGATGAGCATCCTCTTGCGCCTTCATGCGCAAGCGAACCTCTTCGTTGTACTGCTTGACCACCTCCGCCTGGGAGGTCTCCAACGACTTCACCCGCTCAACGAGCCCGTTGAGCAGATCTACGTTGGCGTCGGTTTCGGTGCGCTCTTTGCGGCGCGCAAGAACCGCACCCCACGTTTCCCGGAGCAGCCACAGCGCGACTGCGCTGGCGGCCAGCCACCACGGAGCCCCATTCCCGTCGACGCCCCCGGTCACTTCAACGCCTCGGCGATACCTGCCGCAACCACGTCGGCGTTCCAGTACATGCCACCGTTCTCATGCTTTGCGATGGCGGTCGCGAGGCGCCCCAATGTCACCGGGTTGTCCAGGCGGATGACTTCGGACGGCGACACACCTACTGCGGTGGCTACCTGCCGGACGTAGGCGCCAGTATCGTTCTCCACCGGAGGCGCCCAGCGCCCGATGATCTCTTTCACGGTGCGCAGGCCGTGCTTGCGCTGGTAGGTGAGCAGGGTCTTCGCCAGGGCGCGGAACCCGGCCTGCGGTGTCAGGAACACGCAGAAGCGCTGCTCGCGCGCGATAGCGGCGACGGAGCGATCCTCACCCTGCCACGGCGTGCTGGTGCGGTCGATGTTGCCAGGATTGTTGTTGCGTACGCCGCGCGGCGTGCTGGTGGTGCCCATGCGATTCCCCGATGTCGCTGTGGAAGAACCGGCACCGCTCACGCCACCCGGGCATCTGTGAGCGGTGCCGGCCTGTCGATTACGCCTTGGTCGCGTTGCCGGGCGAAAGACGGACTTCGGCGGTCGTCTGCCCGGTGGAACCGGCAGCCCAGGCAAATGCCGCACCGGTGATGTCGCCGGCCACGGCGGTCGCGGAACTACCGTCGACTGCCTTGGCGCTTGCGCTCCACACCAGCTTTTCACCCTGCTCGAAGACCGCCGTAGGCACCTTCGGCAGCGTGAACACGCCGCTCAGGGCTACGCTGCCCGTCGCGCCGGCGGCGATGTTGACCAGGGCAACCCCCAGCTGATGACCGACGACAACCGCCTGACCCGATGCAACCTGCTGTTCGGTGGTGTTGGTCCAGGGGATCACGTCCCCATCGGATACGAAGTTCTGTGCCATGTCTCAGTGCTCCAGTTGGGGATCAGCCGCAGCGCTGCACGCCGCGATAGTCGAGGGCGGCAATGCCGAAATCGAGGCGGGCCTTCCAGCGCACACCGTCGACGGTGAAGCCTTCCTCGTAGTCCAGGAAGGGTTCGGTGATCCCATCAAGGAATGCGACCTCGATGGCCGGACAGTCGTTCGGATCGGCGAACAGGTACCACTTGTCGTCCTTGATGCGCGCTGTGTCGACGATGTCGCGGAAGAGACCCTGCACCGCGTTCGGGCGCTGCAGCTTTCCTTCAGCGTCCGGGTCGTACTCGGCCTTGTTGGTGACACGCGCGGCACTGCCGTACTTGGTCGGACCGAGCCAGAGTGCCGGCGACAGATCCAGCACATCGTTCCCGCCCACGTCCTTCTGCTGGGCTAGCTGGACGCGCATCGCGTCGACCGAGGTGACGCTCGGCACTGCTGCCGCCAGGATGTTGCCGTGGTCGGCGTGGAAGAGCGTCTTGTTGGAATCCAGCTTCGGATTGCTGGCGAGGAACGCATACGCGTCGGCCTCAATGGTCCGCTTTGCGGCACGACCGAAGGCGGTTGCCAAGCCGAGGAACGCACCCAGGTCGTCGTTGATGATCGCCTGACGCGTCAGGTTGATGGTGTTGCCCTTGGTGCCAGCGGTGATGGTTGCCTTCTCGCCGTCCGGGATCTTCTTGTTCTTGAACTCGCCAGCCTCAGTCAGCTTGTCCAGGTTGCCAATGCTGCCCACGCGGTAGCGCGAATGCTCGCGGAAATCACTGACGGTGCCGGTGACGCACCAGCGGGACCAGGTGTCCGGCGCAACGGCGTAGGCCGCCTGCAGCGCCTTGTGCATCGTGCTTTCGAGCAGCACCGGGAAGTCACTGCCGCTCTGCGTGAACGCGCGGCCGACCAGCTCCAGCTTCGCCATGCCATCGGTGCGTACGCCGCAGCGCTCCAGGCTACGACGGGCCAGGTCCATCAGGGTCAGGCCGCGCACTGGATTGTCACCGGTGAGCGCGAAGATTCGCTTGGTTGCGGGATCGATCACCTGGGCTCGGTGCAGCAGCGCATGCGTCACAGCGGAGCGCTGCAGATCCTGCTCGTCCTCGGTGACGCTGATGCGGTTGATGTTGCCGCCAGCAGCGGCATCGCGCTGCTCCAGCGTGGTCAAGATCAGGCCACGCACGTGGTCGACCGAGTGACCAGCGCGAATCCAGCCAGCTGCATGCTCGGTCTGGCCGTGGCGGGCTGCCAGCTCCACGATGTCGGCTGCGCGCGTGTCACCTTCCGGAGCCTGAGCTGCGGCCGGCGCTGCCGGAGCCGGGGTGTTGTTGATGGGTTCCTGCTGGACCGCCGATTCGGCGGCGCGGGCGGCGGGCTGAGGCATGGTGTGCTCCTGCGACGATGCGCTACGGGTGAATACACAGGGGGTCCCCTGTGCGGGTTGATTGCTGCGGGTACCTGCTGCCGGGTCTGCCGGCACAGTGACGAAGCTGATCTCGCTCGGCGTCCACTCCACCGCGCGGTAGATCGGCAAATCGCCGGGGTTGACGGCGCGCTCGATCTCATAGCGCTGCACGGTGTAACCAACCGAGATATTGCGAATGATTCCGGCACCGATATCGGCGATTACGCCGGCCAGCTCCTCGCGACCGGAGAGACGGATAAGGGCGTGGCCTTCGCCATTGGAGAGCCAGGCGCGATCAACCACTCCCATCTGTGAGCCGATACCCCAGGTGTTATGGCTGTCCAGGACCGGTGCAGCGCCAGACGACAGACGCTCCATGTTGCAGGCAGCCTCATCAACTACCAGCTCTTCCCAGTAGTACGTGTCGTTCCACCAGTCGTAGCGGCGCACTCGGGTACCGGCGGTCCACTGGAGTTCGATCGTGCGTGCCTCGCTATCGAAGCTGGTCGGCTGCAGCTCGGCCTCACGCAACTGCGGGGGCATGAGGCGCGTCGTACCGTCCTGCGTCGGAGCCTGGATTGGCTGGGGCATGGTCATTCCTCGTTGGTTGGTGAGGCGTCGACCAGGCCGGTCCGGGCGCCACTGGATTGAAGGAAAGTCATCAGACCGAGGGCGCCGGTCTCTTTCATCCGCTTGAAGTCCTTGCCCATCTCGACGTAGACCGCATCCGGGTCGTAGCCACGCCGACGCAGCGCTTCACTGGGTGAGTTGAGACCGGCGCCCATCGCTGCGATTTCCGATTCGATGTCCTGCTTGGGGTTGACGTAGTCCCAGCGCGGCGTGCTCCAGTCGGCAGTGCTTCCCGTGGAACGCACCCCACCGCCAAGCGCAGCTGCTTCGTCAAACCAGCGCCAGATCGGCTTACACATCTGCGGGACGAGCACCAGCCACTGCATCTGCTCACAATCACGACGGAACTCCATCTGCCGGATGCGGGCACTGGAAAAGTTCACCTCACGCATATCACCGGTGGCCGACTCGTAGGGGACACCGATGCCAGCAGTGATGATGTGCGCGTTAAACTTGCAGTATTCGACGTATCCCCCTGCCGGCTTTGGCTCGACAGTCTGGAAGGCGGTGGCACCAGTGATGTGGGTGACGCCACCGCTGGGCAGTGGCCCAAGGTCGGTGACCTGGTCGCGATCTGAGCCGAGCTGCGAAGGGCCGTCATCGTCCGCGTTGGACATCGAGTCGATGTCGCCACTGACGATAACGCCAAGCCGCGCTTCCAGGTTCTTCCGCGCCAGCTCGGCGTCTTCGTACAGCATTAGGTCGCGCACTCGCGCGATCACCGGGGCGAAGCGCGTAATGCCGCGTCCCTGCCCGGGGCGGACGGGGTTGTAGAGGTGGATGATGTCGGATGCCGGCACCAACGAACTGCTCAAGCGTACAGAGCCGCGCACAGCCTCACCGGGATGCGCTCCGAACAACCAGTAGCCGCGAATCCGACCGATCGCGTCGTACTCAATGCCGTTGATGATCTGACCACCGCCCGACGCAGACCCGTTCTTGTTCCCGTCCAGCCAGTCGATCTCCAGTACCTGAAGCTGCAGCGGGACCGCGAGACCGTCCGACTGACGCCTGGTGCGGCGGCGAATCATGCTTTCACCGTCCTGCTCCATCGCGCGATACGCAGTAGCCATGAGGCCGTAAATGTCCGACTTTCCATCCGCGTCCGCCACGTCCGCCCAGCGGCCCCATAGGGTGTCCAGCGCAGGAGCGTTCGGCCCTTCGGCCTTGGGAGTAATGCCAGTCCCGATCGTTGCGCTGACCAGCACCTGGAGGGACCGCGCGCAGTACGGAACGTTCTGCACCAGTGCCCGAGCGCGGTTGCGCAGCTCGCGGGCGTCCGCCAGGTGATCGGTGTTCGCGCTGGCCCCCGCCCTACGAACACGCCAACCGTCAGTGCGCGAGGCGCCCTCGTAGGCACGTACCGCCTCCAGCGTCGCCCTGGCGCGGTGACGCTTCAGGGCTGCCTGCGGAGAAATGGCGCCGATGACCCTGTCCAGCAGCGAGGCCGCCATGTCAGAAGCCCCTCAGCGTCGTGAAGCGGTAACGGCGCGTGGCCGACTTCCGTCGTCCAGCCGTCGTGGCGGCAACCTCAGCCTCCATGCGATCCAATGCGGTCAACATTGCTTCGACGGACTGATACGTGATCTGACGATCACCATGCCGAACGGACAACTGGCCGCTGGCGATGGCGGCCTTCAGCCTCTGCACATCGTCTTTAGTCCAGCTCATCAGTGAGGCATCCGCGAGATCATGGATGCCAGTTTCCTGATCAAGTGCGGGTGAGTCTCGGGGAACTCACCCGCACCCCCTACTCATTGGCGCAAGGCTCATCAAGCAAGCGGTACAGCGTCCGCCTGTCGATCCTGAACCTCCTACACAGCGACCGTACTGACTCCTGTTCCTGCATTCCTTTCCGGATCTCATCCACAGGGTAGGCACTGCTTTGCATGCTGGCGGGGATGTACAGATCCTGGGCTGGGTACTCCTCGACAAGATAGGCCACCACGGCCTCCACAACGCTGCGTATATCGTCGCTGTCACATCGCAGGCGCAGCGCGGCGCCGACCGCGAGTTCCTCCGTTAGCTCACTGATTCGCACCTTGTTTCGGACTGTGTTCCTGCTCACCACTGCCTCCCCATGCCGCGAGGCTGCGCAGGCCGTTGCCGGCGAGGCACACTCGATGTTTCACGGGAATCAGTGGGAGCGTCGGCCCTCGACGCAGCAGATGGCGTTTCGCGTGAAACGCTCACGCTTGGCGGCGCAGCCAGCCGTTGCTCCAGAAGGTCCCAATCGGAACGCGTGAAGCGGTTGATACGGACCTCTGGGTGATGGGTCGCCGCGTAGGCATACACCCATGTGTCCAACGGCTCGTTTCGGGCCACCTTCTTCTCAAATCTATTCTTGACTGGGTTGTAGACCTCCGACACCAGGCCCGGGAAGAACTCCTCGGGCAGCTGGTCACTGAGGTGGACCATGCGATTCTCGGGCTTGCGCTCGGCGTCGGCCGACAGACGGCTGTAGAGGTAGTGCTTGGCTGCAACGGTCCCCACGTGGTTGATGGTGATGCCGCGCTTGTCAGTCTTGCCCTTCCAGGTGACGTCAGCCAGCTTGCCCTTGGACAGCACAGGAGCGTTGTTGGGTACAGCACCAAAGATGCACATTGGTCGGGTGATGCGTCGCTGACGGACGTAGTTCTTTACGGCCTCGGTGCGGTGGCCACCAGCGTCGATGGCCACTGCCATCGGCCGTAGCAGCGCGCCATCTTCGCGCTCGATTGCGCGGTTGAGCAAATCGGTCAGGGCTACCCACACCGCTTCCTCGGCTGGATCGCCCTGCAGTTCCACATAGTCCAGCGTCCAGGCGGTCATACCCCGCCCCCAGCCGACGACGTGAATAGCAAGACGGTTGTCCTGCGTATCCACACCTACGGTGATAGCCAGCACACCTTGCGGAGCCGAGCGAAGCGCATAGGGCTCGGCACGATCCTTGATGACGTTGTGTTTGACTGCCCGCATTGCGGGGTCTTCCCACGTCTCGGCCAGGCGGTCATTCACGAAGGTCTTGAGCGAAGCTGGATCGCCCTGCGCCTCCAGCCATTCTTTGACCAGGTCCAGCCAGCGTGGACCCAAGCCAAACTGGTAGTACAGGCAGTTGATGGTGTAGCCGCGGATCGGCGAGTCAGGATTGGCAGCGACCCAGCGCCCCTTGGCGATCATCTCAGTCTTGAAGTGCTCCTCGATCGCGACGCCACACTCGCAGCACGCATACCACGCGCGACTCTTGTCGGGCGACCACACCAGGCCACTCCACTGCAGCGCCTGGAAGTGGCCGCAGTGGGGACACGGCACGTGGTACCGGCGCTGGTCACTCTTGTCGTACAGCTTCGCAATCCGGCTAAGTCCGGCGATGCCCGGGGTGCTGATGTACTGCCGCTTGTAGGTGGTCGGGAAAGACGATGTGCGGCCGTCCAGCATCTTCACCGGATCGTCGCCAGTGGAGAGCTGCTGCGGCGCCTCATCGATCTCATCCACCTGCAGGTACTTCACCGTCGAGGACTTCAGGCGCTGCGGGCTGCCCATGTGTTCCACGAACAGCTGGCCGCCGGCAAAATCCTTGAACGTGCGCTGGTTGGCGCTGTCGCGGCTAGCGGTGCTGGTCAGCGCCTTCTTTACAGCAGCGCAGACCTCGATCATCGGATTGAGCTTCTGGGCAATCCACTTGTTCATGGACACCTCGCCCGGAAGCGCATACATCATCGGCCCTGGAGCATAGTCCATCCAGTAGGCCATCGCGTTCGTCGCTAACTGGCTCTTGCCGAACTGGATCGGAAACATGCAGACCTGGTCATGTACCGGGCTGCGGGCAGACATGTTGTCCATCGGCTCCCGCAACGGCGGGTTGCGATCGGTCACCCAGCGCCCGGGCTTGCTACCGCTCTTTGTGGACAGGCGCATGTGCTCATCGCACCACTGCGACACGCTCATGGGCCGTCGCGGCTGCAGCGAGCGGGCCAACACCGATGCCAGGCAGTGCTGTGCCTGCATCATTCCGAAGCCTCCGCAGCCTTGGCTGCCAGCGTGCGGAAGCCCTGGCTGAGCTCTTCCAGGGCGTGGCTCACCTCATCCCAGACCAAACGCCGGCACCCGGCCTCATCCAGTGTCGCGGCGAGCTGCGGCGCCAGCGTATCGGCGAGGCGCTCCATCGCTCCCCGGAACGTCGTGGCGTGCTCAGCCAGGAATGCCTCCACGTCCGCGCGCGGCAGTAGCAACCCCAGCTCCTTCTGCAGCGCGATGTGGGCCATGTGCGCATCGGTCTCGGCCTTGTCGGCCAGCGCTTTGGCCTTGCGCGCGGAATCCGGGGTCTGCGGCCGGCCGGCCCGTGAGGGCCTGGAATCGTCCTCGTCGCTATCCTCTTCATCGTCATCGATGTCGGGGGCGAGAGCATTGGCACCCTCCCCGCTCCCCACCAGCGCGCTACCGCGCTCATCTGCGTGGCGCTGGGCGACACCGGCATAGACCGGGTCTGCGGTGCGAGCGTAGAGCTCCAGGGAGGCGGCCTTCAGGAATCCCTTGCCGCCATCACCGACCACCACCCTGCCCTTCTTCCTCAGTTCTACCACGTAGGACGGCTTGCAGCCGATCAGCGAGGCCAGCTCTTTGCCAGTGATCGTCACGTCTTCCTCAGCCATTGATTCCCCCTACTCCATTTCCTTCGAAGATCGTTAAAGCGGAAAAACGCGCGCGCGTGAGCATGTGCGGGCTGTGCGGTGGCGTGTGCGGGATGCGATAGCCGCCGAATCGACGTGGCACAAGGCGTGTGCGGTGTGTGCGGGATGTGCGGTCACCCACATACGCACGCGAGACGCATTGCGGCTTTGCAGCGCGATACCCGTTCGCGCCCGCGCCCGCCCATGTAGGCCGATGCCCGCACGTCCCGCACACGCCTACTGCTGCAAGCGATTCACGGCAATTCAATGCCCGCACATCTGCCCGCACATCCCGCACTCCCCGCACGTCAATGGGCATAGTGATCACGCACGCCCCTTGTAGTCGGAGTACATGCGGCGGAAGGACACGACCTGGTCGCCAAGCCATGCTGCCTCTGTCTTCCCGTCAGGCACCGTGCAATCGCCGAGCATCAGGAAGCCATGTGGCCCGTTCACGGTCTGCTCGATCTGGTAGCGCTTCCGGGCCCGGTCGGGGTGGATAATCTGGCGCTTGCGCACCAGTGCGTTGATGAACTTTGGTGACGGTGCCGGGCGCGGCAAGCCCTCACGCGCGCACCAGGCCTTATAGACCTCGTACCACTCTTTCGAGAGCGCCGGCATGGGCTTCAGCCCGGGAATGTCATCGCCGTAGAGCTCGTCCAGGAAGCGCTGCGGGCTGTCCTGGCTCAAGCCGATCAGCTCTTCCTTCGCATGGGTCATCGGCGGATGGGTGCCGTTGGTGAACCCGGTCAGGTCAACCTGCAGCAGGTAGTGGTGCAACGCTGCCGTGGCGCCATTGCGGATATCGGCCAGCACCTCGGTATAGAACTCTTGACTGAGCTTGTCCGGCGTCCAGATCACCGCATGGCGCCGGTCATCTTCCTCCAGCACGACAGGCATCGCCTCGTTGGAGAGGAACACCAGGTTCGCGTGATTGTCTTCCTCGTAGGCCTGGATGTTCTTCGGGTTGATGCGGATGCGGTCACCCGTGATCAGCGCCTTGAGCTTGTTCTTCAGGTGGTACACCTCGGTGCGTGCTACCACCTCATCGGCCAGCAGGAACAGTTTTCGGCTTGCCCAGTCGTTGAACTTGTCTTCCAGCGCCGCCTGGTCAAGCACGCGACCATAGTCACCGTAGAGCTTCATGTACTCATCAAAGAACATGTTCTTGCCGGTGCCCTGCGGACCATGAATGACGATGGTCGATTTCATCTTGGCGCCAGGGTGCTGCAGCGGGTAGGCCAGCCACTTGACCACCCAGTCGTACAGCGCCTTCTGGTTAGCCTCGTTGCCGCACATGTGCCAGAGCAGCTGCAGCAGACGGTCGCAGTTGCCCTCCTGCGGCACCGTCGGCCAACCGGCAAAGAGGTTGCACGTCACCCCGGGTTTCTCGCATGACGGGTCGAAGTCCACTTCCCGCACCCGCACGATGGACCGATCCGAATGCTCCATCCATGCCCTGTGCAGCTCTTTTCGTACGCAGGCATCGCGCATGTCGCCCAGGGCGACCAGCATGTGCTCTTTGTGGTCGAACACCGTGCCACCCTGCCCGTAGACGAGAGCGAAGCGCTCAAGCAGCTCGTTAAGCGAGTGGATCGGGGCAAGACGATCATTCCCCTCGCCCCCATCGCTGGTGATGGAAGGCGCGCGTTTTTCGGCAGGCACCCGCCACGACAGCTCCGTGAGGCGGGCCTCGACTTGGGCGCGAACGACATGCAGGCCTTCCTGGGCGTGCAGATCGTTGAAGTCGCTGACCTTGCGGCCGTTGTCGATGAAGCGCTCCCGTCTAGCCGGCTCATCGGAAAAGAAGGGGTGCAGCACCGCTCCGCCCACGTCCAGCGCGGCGGCCTCGGCACCGAGCAGGCCTGCATTCGACGCGCCGTGCGGCTGCGCGCACGAGGGGCAGAATTGCGGATGGTCGGCGAGCACCAGGCGGCTCTTGCAGTGTCGACACTTCTGCAGCACGTCGTCGTCGGCGCACAGCAGCATCTTGATGCCGCGATAGCGCTTCGCCAGTGCCGAGGCGACGGCCAGCATGTTGCCGGCGTCGAACGCCACTGCCACCGGGTATCCCGTCGCCATGTGCAACGTGGCCGCAGTGGCATAGCCCTCGGCCACCAGCAAGATCCACTGGGGACTTCCGCCGATCAGATGGAAGTGGCCCTTCTTGACCATGCCTGCCGGCCAGTACTCCTTGGCCGGCTTGCGTCCTGCGGCGGCCAGCTTCGCGCTGCGCAGCACCTGCAAGCCATGCACCTGGCCGTTGACGTCCAGCAGCGGGACGAGTGCCGCGCCGGAGGTGCCATAGCGCAGACCGAATCCCTGCACGCCCTTGCTGACCAGGTAATCGGCCTCGCCGGCTGCATTCGCCTTGGCCCAGGCCGACGATGCCCGCTCGGCCGCCCGCTTCGCCTGGGACTGGCGAGCAGACTCGGCCCGGCGACGATCCTCGGCCAACCGATTGCGCAGCGCTTCCCGCTGCTCATCGGAGAAGGTCTTGTCGCGCTTGCGCAGATCGACCTTCGTTGCGCCGTTCTCGTTGCCGTGCCAGACGCCATACGTGCCGACGACCAGCACTTCGCCGGCCGAGGTGTTCAGTTCGTGGAGCGCGTACCAGCCGCGGCGCTCGCGCGAACCCTCGACGCGGCAGCGGACCATGCGCCCTGTGGTGTCCAACTCGGTGACCAGCAGACCTGCGGACTGCAGCTGCTGCAGCACATCCCCATAGTTCTCAGACATTCAGTAGTTTCCCGAGCCGCTATCTACCTAGGAAATGCGCGTCGGAATACCAGACGGAAGAGCGGTTCA